GTTGTGAGGGGTTGAGATGGCAGGCGCACTCGACAGTCTGTTCAAGAGCGTTGCCAAGTCGGTTGTTGCCGACCTAGGCAAATCGTTCGACCACACAATTACATACACCCGTAAGGCGTCTCCGACTTATAACACCAGCACTGGAGCGTTGACGACGACGGATACGGCTTACTCGTTTGATGCACCGCTTGAGTTCGTGAACTCCGAGGAGCAAGAGGGGCGCGAGTCACGTCAGGCCAAGCTTTATATCACTCCTGATCAGATTGGCGATAGCCAACCAACGTTGGAAGACGAAATTACGTTGAAATATGCGGGTTCCAATCGTGTGGCTCAAATCATCGAGTTTCGTACTTACAAGGGCGATCAAGAGTATCTGTATATCGTGCAGGTGAGGTTCTGATGGCTAAAGGACAAGACTTCAACAGTGACATCGTTTTCAACGAGGTAGAAAATTTCTTTTTCGACTCGTTCAATCGGTTCGTCAAAAATACCGTTGTCGAGCTTGGCACGGATGAAGCTGAAGGCGGCGCAAGCCCTGTGCATACGGGCTACTTTGCGTCCAGCTGGACAGCCGGATATACACGTCCTGAGCGAGAGCCAAAAGAAGTTAGCGACAAAAACCGCAAAGGCAAGGGTGGTATTGATGGAAGCGATGAGTGGGGAAAAGCTTACTGGGGCAACTTAGAAAAGAAAAACGAAGCCCGTTCCAAAGGCGGAGTTCCCAAGGCTGATTCGTCTTGTCCTCCGTTTGAACGTGGAGAGATTGTACGAAGATACACAAAAGGCGTTATCAATCGAGAGTTTGATTTTCGTAGAACGGTTTATATCGGCAACACCACTTACTACAGGGCATACGCCTTGGAAGGCGGTTCTGTTCAGCGGTATGTGCAGGGTGAGATTGGCAAAAGGGTGAACGAAGCGTTTCAGGAGTACAAAGGATTTGGTGATGTCCGCGATATGGGCGATGTTCGTATCAGTGATCGTCCCAGCAAGACTCGCCGTTCTGTTAAGTACACTCCAGTTCTGCGAGGTAGGAAGTCATGACGCTAGTAAACGCTCGTGCTGCTTTTGAAAAAGCTGTAACTGACGCTGTTGCTGATGCTGATGACACGGTGTTGATGGTCTACGACAACGTTGCCTACACGACTCCGGGTAAAACCAAGAAATACATCACCATGACGATTAGCTTTACGCAGTCAACGCTGCAAAACCAAGGAGCTGCATCGGATTACTACAGCGGTGTAGTCCAGTGCAACGTCTATGTGCCACGCAGCGCTGGAACGTCGGTGCTGTCCAGTTTGAGCGAGGCGGTGATTGATGGGCTCACTTCTGTCAATGCCCCTGGGTATGTTGATACATTCAGCACTGTTCCGCGCGTGACAGACATTAGCGGTCCAAATGTCTTGAATCTTGAGGATCGTCCGCATTATTTGGGGATCATTTCTTGTCAATTTACTGCTGTAGCGTAGTATAGTTAAATCAAACAACTCTTTTGTATGCGGGCGTCAGAGCTTCTTCGTAATAAGTTTGGCGTCAGCCAGCTTTACAAGCACGCTGTAGAGGTTGACGGTGAGGTTGTGCTTGAGATCTACTGGCACCCGCTGACGATTGCTGAGCGAGAGTCGATTCAAAAGAAAACCGATTCTGACGACGCAAACGATTTTGCATTAAACATGATGGTGCAAAAAGCGTTGGACGCCGATGGCAAGCGTTTGTTTCAGGATGGCGAGAAGGCTGTTTTGAAAAATGCTGTTGAGGCATCTGTGCTGCAGGAGATTCAATTAGCGATGCTTGCCTCTGGTGCGGAAAGCAAGGTGGAGGAAGCGAAGGCAGACCTAAAAAGCAAACAGTGAATGGCTGTTCATGTTTTTTCTGGCCAAAGAGCTAGGGATGACTGTGGCTCAGCTAACGGTTCACTTGACAAGAGAAGAGTTGGCAGGCTGGGCCGCGTTCTATGAACTGAAGTCAGAAGAGGAGGAGCGGGTGATGGATCGAGCTAAGACAGGTAGAGGGGCGCGAACAATGGCATCGCGATAGACTGAGGCGAGACTTCCTGCGTTTCGCCCTGTGGCTAATTACAACGTAGATATTGAGGTTGGCCTAAAAGGTCTTAATAGGCTTCAGCAGTTCAAGAGGGAACTTGAAGGCGTAGATACGGCGTATCTAAATATTATTTCTGTAACGAAAAGACTTGAAAAGCAGGGTGGTCTAAAAAAGTTTTATGAAGGCGGTCGTGAGCAGCTGTTGAAGCTTGCTGGCGATCAAATGAAGCTTGACTCTCTGCTAAAGCAGGGAGCGGAAATTAGAGCAGGTTATGCAAAGGACAGGCAGAATGAGCAACAGAAGCTAGCTGCTGCTGAAAGAGAAGGCGCGGCAAAGAGTCTTCGCATGCAAAAAGAAAAAGCACTTGCTGAAAATGCTGAATTTAATAAACAATTTGCTAATCAAAACAAAATCAATAAATTGTTTGCGGACGCCGCAAAAATTAGAAAATCTTACGAAAACGATAGAATTGCTGCTGCACAAAGGCAAATCAAGCTTGAGCAGGATTTAGCTGCAGCCAAAATAGCAACAGCGAAAGCACAGCTTGTTGCTGACCAAAAGGCGAATAAAGAGCGTTTGGCTGCAACCGCTGCAGCTGAAAGGCAAATTGCTACTCGCAACAAAGCTCTTGGTGGGGGCAAAACCGGCAGACAGAAATTTAATGCTGCCATTACTGGCGGTGCCTTTCCACTGTTATTTGGCGGTGGAGCTGGCCAAGCACTGGGTGGCTTAATTGGTGGTGGCCTTAGTGGAGAAATGTTCTCCGGCTTGACTGTTGGCCTTCAAGTGCTTGGCTCGGCGGTAGACAGAATGATTGCGTCAGCGCGCGATCTAGGGTCAGCACTGGATCCTATTTCTGGAGATTTTGAGGCAGTTGCTGAAGCAGCTGGCTATGCCAATACGGAAATTCTTGAGCACATAAGAACCATTGAAGATTTAGGAAAAAGCAATAGAGCGCTGGAAATTGCGACTGAAAAGTTAAAGCGAACCGTTGGAGCGGATGGAGTACAGGCGTTGCAAAGTTTTGGACAGGCAAGCAAAGATTTAGCAAATTCAACGGCTCAAGTTGCATCTCAAGCATTTGCATCAATAGCAGCTGCTTTGGAGCCTCTAACTAGAGCAGCGGCTAATTTTTTAAGAACAACAGCTGTTGTAGGCCAAGCTCAGGTATCGGAAGACCCAAGAGTAAAAGCGGTTAGAGGGGAAATTAAAGCTCGTATGCAGACTTATGGCAATCAATTTGGAGGAGTAGATGATTTAGAAAACCGTAGGGCAATTCGCGAGCTTCGCAGGCAAGAGCTTGAACTTATTGAAAAAATAAACAAAGAAGCTCAGGCTGCAATTATTATTGAAGCCAACAACCTTCGAGTGCAAGAGAATGTTAAAAACATGAACCTTAAAACACTTGAGCAGTACGAGCTGGAGACAAGGCTTGTTGCAGCAGGCAATGACCTGTCCGAGGAAAAGGTTCAAACGTTGCATAAAGAGCAAATAGAATTAGATTTTAAAATTGAAAAGCAGGATATTATTGATCGCTTAAATAACAAAGAAATTACAGCACGTGCAGCTGTTCTTGCTTTAAAGGGCCTAGAAAACGACAAAACAAAAAGTTTAGCTGATCTCCAAGAACGAATTAACAGAGCGCTTGGAAAAGGTGCTAAAGATAGTCAAAAAACAGCTGAACAAAGGGCTAGAGAGCTTAAAGAAGCTCAAGATTTAGCAAAAGAGTTTGAGCGCGAGGTGCGGCTCCGCACCGCTGGAACGGAAGTTGCCCGAGATTTGCTTGAGATTCAGTTTCAACACGAAGATCGCATAAAACAGATCAACGAGCTGGAAAACCAGTCTCTTGCTACCCAGCAGAAAAAGAATGCTGAAGCGCTGAAAGAGCTTCAAATTCGCGAAAGGCTGGCTGCGTTTGCCACAACTAAAACCGAAGGAGAGCAGAGTCGTGATGATATAAATAGAGAAAACAGTTTGCTTGCGGCCCGACTTCAGGGTCGAGAAAAAGAGTTTTTACTAAATGAAAGGATCAACGAGCTTGGAAAGGACTTTAGGAACGATCTTGAGACCCAGCAAGACCTGCAGGATCGTATAACTGGAAAAGAGTTTGCAGAGCAACAGCAAAAGCAAATTAGATCACTGGAGGCCATAATTAACGGCACCGAAGAGCAGTTCGAGCTGCAGCAAAAAATACAAGAAATTGAAGACTTGAAGCTGACTACAGGCGAGGCTGAATTGATTATTAATCAGCAAAAAATTGCAGACCTAGAAAAACAGGCTGAGCTCATTCAGCAACAACGCCAGTTCTACGAACAAGTTGGTGCAACTATTCAGTCCGGGATCGTAAACGGAATCATGAGTGCGCTTGACGGCAGCAAGTCGCTTAGCGAGTCGTTGTCTGGCTTGCTCAAACAGGTTGGCGGAATGTTCCTCAATGTAGGAATTGGCGCTTTGGGCCAGTCAATGGGCATTCCAGGCTTCAAGCCGTTTGCTCAGGGTGGATATGTTTCTAGTCCTACTCGCGCTCTTGTCGGAGAAGGTGGTCAGGGCGAGTACGTCATCCCAGAAAATAAGATGCGTGAAAGCATGGCGCGGTACTCGCGCGGTGCTCGCGGTTCTGCTGTTGTCCCCGAAGCAGGGGCATCTGGAACGTCAGGCGAAGGTGGCGGAACAGCAGTTGCCGCACCAATCGACGTTCGCTTTAACGTAGAGCGCATCAACAACGTTGATTACGTCACCGCTGAGCAGTTCCAGGTTGGACTTACAAGGGCAGCGCAACAGGGCGCTGCAGAAGGTGAGCGTAGGGCTATGGGCTCACTTCGTAATTCAGCTGCTGTTCGCCGGAGGATTGGCGTCTGATGGAGTTTGTTTACGGGCACCTGCTTGAAGTTGGCCGTAGCGGTCAGCTCAACCAGTTCAAGTTTCAAAACTACGCTGTCGGCCAAAACGTAGGTGACTACTCGTTTCTGCCGTTTGGCTTTGGTGGTGCGATGGCGACGCTCCAGGGTGACAACCTTGATGCAACGCTGCAGTTTGCCAACACTCAGATCACTCGCAACTTTGTGGTCGAAGCTTTAGACAACACTTATGTCGCCAAAGTCTCAACGGTGCTATGGAACTCAAGCACCTATGCGGTGGAGCGGACCCTGTATGAGTATTTCGGGGCGTGTTCCTCTGGCGGCTGGGACGAAACGGCAATCCAAATCAAGTTGAACTCTGTGCTTGATGCGGTGCAGGCAAACATTCCAGGTCGCCGCTTGCGTCGTCAGCAAGTGGGCAACATTCCGTTTACCGCTCAAGTCCGTGTGTAGCGATCTGATTGGGCGAAAGTACAGCCACGGCAAGGATGACTGCATCCATCTAGTCATTGACGTTTTGAAGCGGCTGGGCATTGCCAATCCGGGAGTAAAGGAAGCTTGGTACGAGATGACGCCCCGTGAGGTATTGAGAGAGCTGAATCATTATTGTGAGCGGCTTGATTGCCCTAGTTATGATGGCGACATAGCATTGCTGGACGTTAGGCCGCTGGCCTTCGGAGTCTTATGGCAGAGTGGCGTCCTCTACATCAATCCGTTGATTTCCGCAGTGGATTGGAAACCGGTGGGCAGTCTTATGATCCGCCGCTCTTACCGTATGAGAAATCGTTAATTACTGCACTTGATTGCAGTGAAGAAGAGTATAGAAAGTTTGTACGTTATGCAATGCAAAGGGCGCATGTGCGTCCTGCAGAGTATGCACATATTCCTGATATTCAAGCGGTTCTGCCACCTATTGGCGCGGCAGCAGTTACTTATCTAGGTCCAACATCAGCAGCGTTGCTTGGTGGTGCTGCCAAGAGTACAACAACGATTGTTCTTACAAATCTTGCAATCGGCGTTGCTTTAACGGCAGCCAGCCTCTTGCTGGCACCGAAAGTGTCGCTTGAAGACAGCAAGATTAAAAGCAAAAAGCTTAAAAATCAGATTGGCCCTAGCCGTTTCAACCAAGCCAGCAGCTTTGATAACGCGCCAAGCCTTGCTGAATTAAATCAACCTATCCCCATCCCATTCGGCAAGCGGGGCACTGGAGCGGATGGCGTGGTTACTGGTGGTCTAATTTTCGTGCCGGCATTGGTGTGGTCTCGAATTTACGCATATGGCGCATATCAAGCGTATGAAGGCGTTTATGTAGCTGGCGAGTTTGGCGTAGACGCCCCTGATTTGGGCGGTATTTTGCTTGGTACGCAGAGCGTTAATGCGCTTGCCAACAAAGAGTTTGCTGTTTATTGGTCTTCAAAAAAAGGAAGCAATCGTCCTGCATCGCCCCAGCTGTACGGAACAGAAGGTCCTGGGGCAACTGGAACGGTAGGACGGCAGATTTTTACCGCTCCAACTAGTGATGGGCAATTTAGCCAAGGTTTTTCAATGTCTTATGTGCCGAGCGGTGATACAACGTTTGGCACTAGTACCCCTATCCACAATGGAACAGCTTATAGATTTAATTGGGAAATTGTTAGTGCACCTTTTTCGGGCACTGAAGGATCTGACAACAGAGAAGCTAGAGAAGAAATACAGGCTAAACGGCGTAAAATTGCGGGAACCCTTGCAGATGTTTTACATGTTCAAGGCGAGGAATCTGGGCAACCTGGTGTCGGCAGGGCCTATGCACGTCGCATGGGCTTTATTCAACACAGCGGAACTAATGGTGGCGTAGCGGTTAAAGATAAAACTATTGCTACCGTAAGTCAGGGCGACACAGCAATTTTTGAGATTGATAACGACGATGATGTTTGGAAAAACCTAGAAAAAGACGGAAAAGACGGTTTTAAAGATACTGAGGTTAACCTACAGGATCTTATCAACAGTGCAAAATCTTGGCGACAGCGTGCTTCAGACCTTTTAGTTGTTGGATCTAGGTGGATTGTTGGCGCTAGCAGCTGGGTAGTCAAGAGTCGAGATGACCAAACAGACAAAAAACGTATTCAAGTAACAATGGAATGCGTTGCACTGCTTGGGGTCCCCGAGATAGGGCTTGCTGGTACGCGCAACACCAGGCAAGGTCTTGGCGGCTATGAAGGCGGTGTGTTTAATCCAAGAAAACACTGCGGCGCAGCTTTTTACAGCCTTTGTGCTTTGAGTGTTGCAACAATTCGTCCTGTTCGTCGTGACGCGGAAGTTATTGAACTGGGCATCCGCAGTCAAGTTTTTAACAGAGCTGCTGGACTGTGCAACTTTAACTCTCTTCCTTCTCCTGACAAATTATTTAAATTAGACAAAAAAGATATTACGTTAACCACTGGCCGAATGGACAAGTATTTCCAGCGGTCTTCGTTCTTTTCTCTCTACGTTCGCCCTGTAAAAGAATACGGCCAGCCTCAAGCAGACTTTGCGCAAATGTCGCCACTTTTTTGCGTGCAAGGCAGTGCTCCGATCGCTCAAAATAATTTTCTTAGAATTCGTCCTCAGACCAGTGGTTATTTTGAATATCGCTTAATTCCGCGCAGTGGCGCGGATATTGCCATTAACAACAACGACACAGACTCTGTCATTGTGTTGAAGGCTTCTGCGGGTGTAGCTTACACAAACGACTCAAAAACAATAGGCGAGCCTGTTACAACTAAATATGGCAGTTTTAAAATTACAACTCAAGGCATAAGAACACAAGTAGGGGACATTAAGGCCAACAATGAGTTATTTACAAAACCTGGTAAAGATAATGTTGTGACTGCTGAAACGCAAGTTCCAAACGACGTAAAGATGACTAACTTTGCGTCCGATACTGCTCACAATTTACTCATTAAGCACGCTTGGGCTTATCATTTTCTTGGCACCCCAAAAAGAGAAAATCGCGGCATTACAAAAACTGTTACGCACCGACACTACAAGAAAAACGGTAACAGATTTATCACTATAAGCATCACGGCAGATTCAGTTTATGGAACGATAGGTCAAGACATTGGTCAGAATTACTACAACGCATTGCCGGGGCACTATTACTGGGCAAATCTACGATTTGGTGTAACTGAATCAACCGGCTCTTGGGCAAAAGGTCACGCCTTTACTGTTACTGCCAACGTTGCTGGAACGGGCAATCCTTTTGCTGATTACGCTGCTGGTCAAGGCCGAGGTTACAGCAAAGTCATGTTCTCGTTTGCGGTTACAAGCCTAAAAGAGGCAGGCACGGCTACAACTAAAAAGGGCGAACGAGTTTTTGAGCAAGCCTCTCAAGTTGCAGACGTTAGTCATTACACAGAGCTAAGTAAATCACACGACTCTAGACCGGAACATGAAGTGACTTTCGTTAATGAATACATTTCCAATGAGAGTTTGGCTCAATATGACGACATGTCTACTATTGGTTTTACTGTTAAATCTAGTGGCGAAATTGCTGGCATCGAGCAGCTGCGCTTCTGGTCGCAGACCGGCATTAACGTCACCCGTTTGATTGAAGGCACTAGCGGTCCAAGCAACTTGTTTGCTGATCTTGTCTTTTACCTGTTGAAAAACACCAGTCAAGGCGTTGGCAATGTTGTGCCTGCTGAGCTTGTGGACGAAGACTCCCTGCGTGCCACCGCAAGATTCTTGCGGGCGAACAAGATCTTTTATGACGGCGTTATCGAAGATAGTGAAAGCTTCCGCACGTTTATCTATGACAACGCACCACTGCAACTTTGTTCGTTCACGATCAAAAACGGTCGGTTCGGGATGATTCCTGCATTGCCGGTTGATTCAAACGATCAGATCAGCTTGCAGCCGATCACGGTGGAGCAGATCTTCACTGCAGGCAACATCATCGAGAACTCTCTGCAACTGCAGTACATCGACGTTTCACAACGCTCAAACATCAGAGCACTTGTCACCTGGCGCGTCACCGTTCAAAACGACTTGCCGTACCAAGCATCAGCGTTGGTGCACTGGTCAGACTTTGGTGTAAACGAAAGAAACACAACCGAGCAGTCGTTTGATTTGAGCGAGTTCTGCACAAACCGTGAGCAGGCTTTGCGGACAGCTCGTTTCCTGTTGAGCGTGCGTCGTCGCGTCACCAAAACTGTCAGCTTCAAAACAGTGCCTGACGCTTTAGGTGTTCAGCCTGGCTCTTATATCCGGGTGATTACAGAAG